ACGCCGTTTCATGTGGAACATATCCACGCGATGCAGCTATCCGAACTCGATCAGAGGACCATCAAGGCATACGAGCATTTTGATGACATAGTTGTCGCATACGCTAACAATTTTTATGCCTTTTCTATCCTAATAGATGAGCTGCCAGTCGCTTCCTACTTGCTCTTCAATCTCTGGTCAGGCCATTGGGAAGTGACAGTCTTTAAAGATTTTCGCTTCGCAGAGGCCAATATAGTGACATTTACTAGAGGAAGTAGGCGTATGATAACACATATTGCCAATCTTCCGTTTATACGGCGTTTGCAGATAACCGTCAGAGATGATAATCCTAGTGCTCTGCGCTGGGCAGAGTTGATCGGATTTCGCCATGAGGCGTTCCTAGAGGCGTATGCACCAGACGGATGTGATGCTCATATCTTCAAGAGGTTGAATCATGGGATTCATAGCACAAGCTCTCGGACTAGGCGGCGGTGGTGACGGTGGCTCTTCGGCTGCCCAGCAACGTCAGATGGAAATTCAGCAGCGTCAGGAAGAGCGTTTGGCCGCTCAAGAGGGCGAACAGGGCCGTGCCTTGGCTGCCTCGATCCGCGCTCGGACACGCGGTGGCTATCGCCAGTTGCTTTCACCAGAAAGAATCGCACCGGAGACCGGGCTTCCCGTTAAACTGAGTGGTCTCTAATGGTCGCCAAAAAGTATCAGAACCCGAAAGGTGGACTCAATGCCGCTGGTCGAGCTTTCTTTAAGCGCACTGAAGGTTCTAATCTCAAGGCTCCTGTCAAAGGCGCTCCTAAATCACGCGAGGCACTTGGTCGCAAAGCTAGTTTCTTGGCTAGAATGGCTGGTGTCAAAGGTCCAGATCGTGATGAGAAAGGTCGCCCGACTCGGAAACTTCTTGCATTAAGGGCTTGGGGAGCCACCTCAACCGCTGATGCGAAGAAGAAAGCCGCTGCTTTGAGTGCGCGTATCAAGAACATGAAGGACTGATCATGAAGGAAGTCTGGGACAAGGAGCGTCCGAAGTCTCTCGGCAAGAGCAAGAAGCTCACTCCTGAGCAAAAAGCAAAGGCCAAGAAGATGGCGGCTGCTGCTGGCCGTCCCTATCCTAATCTGATCGACAATATGCGTGTTTCCATGATGAAGAAAAAGGGCTGATCATGGCACTTCTTAAAGCAGAGATGGAGACTGAGGAGCCGGGCGAATATGCCTGCCCACTTGCTACGCAAGACATCTCCCATAACCTGAAGAACCGTAACCATGCGTTCATCATGTATGGCTATGGGCCGCCAAACCCGAACGAACCTAATGCGGCTTTCTGGCTGAAGAAGGCAGCGATGTATAACGTGACTGTTCCTGAAGCGATGACCATGCGCTGCGGGAATTGTGCAGCGTTCATCCAGACATCTCAGATGATGGATTGCATCGAGAAGGGTCTTGAGAAAGCGCCTGAAGACGAAGGCGGATATGACGACATTGTCGTAGCGACTGCCGATCTAGGGTTCTGCGAATTGTTTGCGTTCAAGTGTGCGGCTCAACGCACTTGTGATGCTTGGCTCGTTGGTGGCCCTATTACCGATGAGAAATATGCAAAAGTAGAGGCAATGGAAGAAAAGGAGTCTGAAGATGCCACTTAAAGCTGGTTCGTCACAGAAGGTGATCTCGCAAAATATCAAGCTCGAAATGAAGCACGGCAAGCCAATGAAGCAGGCTGTCGCTATTGCTTTGTCAAAAGCTGGCAAATCAAAGAAGAAGTGAGGGTGTCATGGCCAAGATGAGTGTTGAAAACGTAGTCAAACGCGCTTCCTTGGCCGCATCCAAGAAGGACGAATGGCGCACGATCTATCAGGAGTGCTACGAATACGCGCTCCCGCAGAGAAACCTTTATGACGGCAACTTCGAGGCTGGCGTTCCCGGCCAGAAGAAGATGCAGAAGGTCTTCGATTCGACTGCCATTCATTCTACTCAGCGGTTTGCAAACCGTATCCAGTCAAGCCTGTTTCCTCCCTATCGGGCTTGGTGTCGCCTGCAAGCTGGTAACGCGATCCCAGAAGGTCGTCGCGCAGAGATTCAGAAGGTTCTCGATTTCTATAACGAGCGGATGTTCAACATTCTGCGTCAAACGAACTTTGACTTGTCTATGTCAGAGTTCTTGCTCGATCTTGCTGTCGGCACATCAGTCATGCTCATTCAGCCGGGCGATGAGAAAGCGCCGATCCGCTTTACAGCGGTCCCGCAATATCTCGTTTCGCTCGAAGAAGGGCCGCATGGCACGGTCGATAACGTCTATCGCAAGATGAAACTGAAGGGCGACTCAATCTCTCTTCAGTGGCCAGATGCGAATGTTCCAGTAATCCTTCAGCAGCAGATTGATCGCAAGCCGACAGATGATGTCGAATTACTCGAAGCGACGGTTTTTGACAAAGAACGGGCGCTTTATTGCTATTATGTGATTCATGAGAAGACCAAGTCGATGGTCGTCTATCGTGAAATGAAGATGTCACCGTGGATCGTGACGCGTTACATGAAAGTCTCCGGTGAAGTCTATGGTCGTGGTCCACTGATCACAGCTATGCCGGATGTGAAAACCATCAATAAGACGCTCGAACTCATCTTGAAGAATGGCAGTTTGGCCGTTTCCGGTGTTTATACAGCGGCAGATGATGGCGTAATTAACCCGCAAAACGTCAAGATTCAACCGGGTGCTATTATTCCAGTAGCCCGTAACGGTGGACCGCAAGGCCCAAGCCTCACGCCGCTTCCGAAATCGGCAGACTTCAATGTCGGCCAGATCATCATCAACGATCTGCGTATGAACATTAAGAAGATGCTTCTCGATGACACGCTCCCGCCAGACAATATGTCGGCTCGGTCGGCTACTGAAGTGGTGCAACGTCGCAACGAATTGGCCCAGAACCTCGGCGCAGCGTTCGGTCGCCTGATCACAGAGGCCATGATCCCGATTGTCAGCCGTATCTTGTTCATCATGGACCAGCGCGGTGACATCGACTTGCCGTTGAAGATCAATGGCGAGGAAGTGAAGATTGTTCCTGTCTCTCCGCTGGCTCAGGCGCAGAATATGGAAGAGCTGAATGATGTGATGCAGTTCGTTCAGATTGTGGCCGGAATGGGACCAGAGGCCATGATGACCATCAAGAAGGATGAGATCATCGACTTCGTTGCTGAACGTCTTGGAATACCGGGCCGCATCATGACTACGAAGGAAGAACGTGAGCAGATTGCCCAACAATATGGGCAGATGCAGGCAATGGCAACGCAGCAGCAGCAATCCGCTGGGCCGCCTCAAGCCGGAAACCAAGAAGCGGTAATGCGCGCTCTACAGTGAGTAATACATGACAGAACCAAATAAACAGAGGGATTTGGACACCCTTTACGCTCTGGTGTTCACTTCCGAAGCTGGCGCTAAGGTATTGGCCGATCTGGAAAACAAGTATCTCGAACAGCCGACTTGGTTTCCCGGGGATGAAGCGTCTCACGGGTTCCATCGGGAAGGCCAAAACAGCGTCGTTCGGCTTATCAAAGAGCGTATCAAACGAGCGAGGACTTAATGACAGAAGAACAGACAACTCAGGCCGGAGAGGGCGAAGCCCAAACCGACAACCAGAGCCTGTTGACTCCTGAATCAACGGTAACTGAAGTAAAAGCGGAGCCGGAAATCCCACATCGGGAACTTACCGACGAGGAAAAAGCGGCTCAAGCACCAGAAGAAGACGAAAAACTGGAGCGCCCAGACTATTGGCCAGAGAATTTCTGGTCTGAAACAGATGGTCCAGACGTAGAAGCACTCGCAAAATCCTACACAGAACTCAGAACCAAGTTCTCTCAGGGCCAGCACAAGGCTCCGAAGGATGGCAAATACAATCTTGAGGCATTCAAGGCAGCAAATGTGCCAGATGATGATCCGGTTCTGGTCAATTATCTCGCAACTGCGAAAGAACTTGGCCTGTCTCAGGATGCTTTCGAAAGGATTGCCAAGTCTTATCTCGATAACGTCTCAGGCGCTATGGAGCAGATGCAAGTCAGCCGCGAGGCCGAACTCAAGAAGCTAGGAAATAAGGCTGACGAGATCATCAAGGCCAATAACCAGTGGCTTGGCAAGCTCGGTCGGTCGATCCTGAACGAAGCTGAACTCAACGCGGTCGCGCAAGCGTCCACAAGTGCGGCTTTTGTGTCTGCTTTGAACAAAATCAGGCAGGCTTCAGGGGAAATGGCTATTCCGACAAGCGGCATGACAGAAGATCAAGGCGTATCGAAGGATGACTTATACGCAATGGTCGGTGATCCGCGTTACGGAAAAGACATGGCTTTCACTCGGAAGGTCGAGAAGATGTTTGCTCAGGCAATTCCGGGCTAATTTGACAGAATTGGGCGGGTGATTTATTTATCACCCGTCCGATAACCGAAAGGCCGGGCGTTTCAGGTTGGGGAACCTTAAAATCCCAAGTGAACGGCCCGACAGGATAACCGTTGCGTGAGTGAATCTTAACCTCGAACGGAGCAAAGCAAATGGCTATCTCAGTATCAAATGCCTTTGTGACGCTGTTCGACGCGGAAGTGAAACAGGCTTATCAAGGCACACGCGCCTTGGCTGGTCTCGTCCGTGAGCGCAACGGTGTCGAAGGTTCTACAGTAAAATTCCCGAAAATCGGTCGTGGCGTTGCCACAGTCCGTATCCCGCAGACAGACGTTACGCCGCTCAACGTGTCGTATTCGACTGTTACTGCCACGATGCAGGACTACAATGCAGCCGAATATTCAGACATCTTCAACCAAGCGAAGATCAACTTCGACGAACGCCGCGAACTCGTTTCGGTCGTTTCGAATGCGATTGGTCGTCGTATGGACCAGTTGCTTCTCGATGCACTCGCAGCTTCCAGCACCACGCTGACGGTTGCTAACAGCGTCGGTGGCGCGACAACCAACTTGAACGTGGCGAAACTTCGCCGCGCCAAGAAGTTGATGGACGCAGCTAACGTCCCGATGGAAGGCCGCGCAATGGTCATTTCCGCTTCGGGTCTCGAAGGCTTGCTCGGTGAAACGCAGACGACATCTGCCGACTACAACTCGGTCAAGGCGCTCGTCTCCGGCGAAATCGACACGTTCCTCGGCTTCAAGTTCGTCACTATCGGTGATCGTTCTGAAGGTGGCTTGCCCATCGACGGTTCGCTCGACCGCACTTGCTATGCGTTCCATCGCGATGCGGTTGGTTTCGGCATTGGTATCAACCAGCGCACCGAGATCAACTATGTGCCAGAAAAGACCTCGTTCCTTGTGAACTCGATCTTCTCCGCTGGCGCTATTGCCATCGACGACGAAGGCATCGTCAAGATCACCTGCCGCGAATCGTGAGGAGATTAGACTATGGCTTATTCGTCCACTAACCTTCAGCCCATCGGTGGCCAATCAAAGGCAGGCAACGCGCCTCAGATTTGGTCATACACCACGACTGATGCTCATGGCACAGTTGATACCTCGGGCTACTTCAACTCGGCAGCAAGCGTCCTTAAAGTTGGTGACCTCATCCTTGTGGTTGTCACTTCTTCAGGCGCAGTCTCAACGGCTGGCTGGCATGTCGTCATGACGAACACCGGATCGGTGGTCAACGTGTCAGATGTGACTGCTCTTACTGTCACGAACACGGACTGATTTTACTATCAGTTCCCCGCTAGTGAGAGCCTCGACTCAGGAAACTGGGCCGGGGCTTTCTTCTTTAAGTCATTTCGAATATATATGATTTCGTAATGGAGTCCTGACATGGCTACAGGCGATACCAAACTGAAAATTTGTAACGATGCCCTGATTATGCTTGGCACGAACATTATTACATCTTTCTCGGATGGCTCGTCGGCAGCCCAGATCACAGACCGTCTTTACGACGATGTGAAGGTCATGCTCCTGTCGATGTATCCATGGTCATTTTCGATCAAGAAGCAGCAACTTGCTCAACTTGAAACGACTCCGGTAACCGAGTGGAAATATGAATATGCCCTGCCGGGCGATCTGATCGCTGGCGCAAGAGCATTGTTTATTACCACTTCATCTGGTGGCCGTCCTGTTACCGAGTGGGAAAAGATCGGGGCTAAAATTCAGACAAACTACTCATCTGTCTGGATAGATTACCAGTATGATGTATCAGAGGACATCCTTCCTCAGTATTTCGTGCAGCTTCTCAAATACTTCCTTTGCTGGCACTTCGCTGAACCAGTGACGGACCAAAACAGCAAATCCCAGTATTGGATGGCTATGGCTGTCGGTGGCCCAAGCGACAATGGCCGTGGTGGGTTCTTCCGTCAGGCTACGATGATCGACTCACAGAATCAGCCCAACCAGTCTATTGAGGACTTCTCTCTCGTCGCCGTGAGGTATTGATGACAAAGATTGTCAATATCCAAACTAACTTCACGGTTGGCGAGGTTGACCCGCTTCTGCGTGGTCGTATTGACCTTAACCAGTATTACTCCGCTCTAAAAACGGCAGAGAACGTCGTCATCATCCCTCAGGGTGGTGCGCGTCGTCGTCCGGGACTGAAGTTCATCTATGATCTTCCGGCCAGTGCAGCCAATGGTGTAGCACTCATTCCGTTCGAGTTCTCGACTGCCGACTCATATATGTTCGCAGTCGTCAATCAGCGCATCTATATCTTCAAGAATGGCGTGATCGTCACGAACATTAATGGTTCAGGCAATCCATATCTGGCTGCCTCGACTCTGACATCAGCTATTCTTCCGAATCTTAAATACGCTCAGTCGGCAGACACGATGATCTTTGTGCATGAAGACTTAGAGCCATTGAAGCTCGTCCGTGGTGCTACTGATGCGTCTTGGACACTCAGCACAATCAGCTTCAATTATATTCCAAATTACGCATTTACTGTCACTACAACAAATCCAACTTCGACTTTAACACCGAGCGCATCAACCGGATTTATCGAATTGACGACTGCTGGTGGTGTGTTTTCTTCTGGTAACGTAGAGCAATATATCAATATCAAAGAAGGCTATGGCTACGGTCGCGCTCGTATTGTGACTTATGTATCAAGCACAAAAGTCAAAGCACAGGTAGAGATTCCGTTCAGCCAGACATCTGCATTTGCTTCTGGTGAATGGGAGATCGAGTCTGGATATGAACATACTTGGTCGGCAACGAAGGGTTGGCCGCGTAGCGTTACTTTCCATGAAGGTCGCCTGTTCTTTGGTGGATCAAAGACAAGGCCATCAACCGTATGGGGTAGCCGTGTCGGAGATGTATTCAACTTTGATAAGCAGACCAGTTTAGATGACGATGCTTTAGAAGCAACGCTTGATGTCGATCAGTTTAATGCTATCGTGGACATCTATTCTGGTCGCGATCTTCAAATTTTTACCACTGGTGCTGAGTTCTATGTCCCGCAAGGGCTAGGTGATCCGCTTACGCCGACTAACTTCATTGTCCGTGTTGCTACCCGTAACGGTATTATTGAAGGCGTATCTCCGGTTGGAATCGAAGCCGGGACGCTCTATGTGCAACGCGGTGGCAAGACCGTAAAAGAGTTCATCTATACGGACGCTCAGGCAACATACGTCTCAAATAACATCTCGGTTCTGTCCGGCCATCTAATCAATACACCAGTAGATTTGGCACTTCGTCGCGCTACTAATACCGATGAAGCCGATCTGTTAATGCTCATCAACACAGACGGGTCATTCACGGCCTATTCTGTATTGAGGTCGCAAGACATCATTGCACCATCACGGTTTACGACAGATGGCCTATTCAAGGCAGTAGCCGTAGATGTTGACACGATCTACACGGTTGTGCAGCGCACAATAAACGGCACGACTAAGTATCAAGTCGAGCAATTCAATCGCGATATTACATTAGACAATGCTGTTACTGGTGGTGCTGCCGCAAGTGTGACCGCATCTAATCTGGCTGCCAAGACGGTCAAGGTAATCGCAGATGGTGTTGTATTGTCTGACGAGACAGCGAACTCTAGCGGTCTTGTGACATTCGACCGCGCATCTACGACATCCTATGTAGTTGGCACTGATTACACAGTTCAGATCAAAACCATGCCGATTGAGCCACGCCTACAATCTGGCAATCTTCGTGGCTACAAGAAGCGCATCATTGAGGTTGCGGCAGAGTTCTACGAGACGCAGAGCGCATCAATCGGTGGTGTAGAAATTGCGTTCAGAAACTTTGACACGGCTATCTTAGATGCGGCAGTTTCTCCGTTCACTGGCTTGAAGCGTGTTGGTCCTTTGCTTGGATACGACTATGAAGGTTCTGTAACCGTCACGCAGACATCACCATTAAAGATGACGCTTCTATTTTTAGATTATCGCGTAAGCGTTCCAACGGGGTAAGACAATGGGGTTTAGTGTTCCAATCCTTATGGCCGCTGCATCTTCTGCCGTTAGTGCCGTTGGCGCTATCGCCGCTGGTGAATCGCAAAGGCAGACAGCATATGCACAGGCTCGGCAAGCAGAATTGCAGGCCAAGTCAGACGCGTTAAAATATAAGCAGCAAGGCATCGCCGTTCTTGAAAAGACACTGGCTACAGCCGCCACAATTCGCGCCCGTGCTGCCGCTGGTAGTGTTGATCCGTTCGGCGGTTCTGCTCTTGCATTGACTCAATATGCGTTCGGTAAGGGCGTAGAAGAAAAGATCATGACCGAGGACAATGCCCAGCTTGCATTGCTCGGTAGCCAGATCAATGCGTCTGAAATGCGTCGTCAGGGTGATGCTGCCGCTCAAGCCGGATACATCAAGGCATTTGGCACATTGCTTTCCGCTGGCGCTCAGATTGGCCAGATCGGTGGACCGCCCGGGCTTGGTTCTTCTTCGTTAAATCTGTCTAGTTCAAATGGTGCGTCAATCATCAAGCGCGGCGCTTACTACGGTTAAGGGGTTAGATAATGGCCATTATGCCACGATATACATCTAGCGACATTGCGGTAGGAACACCGCAGGGCCAGTTCCGTGATGTGTCTGCACCAATGGATCAGTTGTCATCTCAGATGGACAGGATGACAGGCTTCTTTATTCAGGAAGCAAAGCAACAAGCCATTGTGCAGGCCGAAGAATATGCGGCTGATAAAGCGCCTACTATCCAACAAATCGAAGAAGCGCGTCGTCTCAACCAGCCGATTGCTCCGATTGCGGATAAAACCACAATCTTTGGTCGTGCAGCTAATGAAGCTCAGAGCCGCATCCTCGCCAAGAACGTGGCTGCCGCTGCCGATATGCAGATGGCGCAACTTCAGCAAGATGTCTCATCCGGTAAGGTTCGTGTTAATGACATTGCGAACCAGACAAACGCGCTGATCAAAGGTTACTCATCTGCACTTGCAGAAGTTGATCCTACGATTGCTCGGTCGCTTGAAGCCGACCTTGCTCTTTCTGGCAACCGCCTGTTTGTGGCTGCAACAAAAGCCGCTGCTGCTGATGCTGCCGCAAGACAAGACCAGATGGTTACCGACTCAATTAAAGCTGCTCTTCCAAATCAGATCACACAGATATTTGCTGCTGGTGATGTTCTGTCTGTCGGCCCTACTGGTGAAACAGTAAAGGTTGATGTGCAGTCACAATTAAAGGCCGCAATCGAACGTGCCAAAGATAAGGCCGACTCGTTGCCTACTGCATCCAAGCGCAAGGCTGCATACAAAGAAATTCAAACAGCGCTCAAAGAAGGCGCTGAACGGTATGGCCAAGAAATCGTAATCAAGGGAAGCCTAGACGACCTAAAGACGCTTGAGTCACAGATTCGTGGTGGTCAGTTTGATCAAGCGATTGTCGATCCAAAAGATCGAATTACGCTTCTTAGCACCGTAAATACACGCATCAATCAATTAGAAGAGGCACCTAAAAAAATCCTTGCAGCTAATAGACTTGTCATCAATCAAAGATTGAAAGACTTTAATGCTGCATTATCAGTCGGCAGCGCTCGTATCTCAACGCTTCCGAGTCAAGATGAAGTTGAAGAAACTTGGGCGGATGATCCGGTTACAAAAGCATTAAAATTACGTGAATTAGAAACGGCTTATAGTTCTTTTAAGATTACAGATCAAATGCAGCTTCAAACTGAAGTTGAACGCAATGCTGTAGTTGAAGCTGCGCGTGTAGCGGCTATAGATGAAGATAGCGTTCAGCGCTATGAACTTGTTCTTAAGGCCAATGAAAACATTCAAAAGCAAGTAAAAGCTGATCCGGCTAAATTTGTCCAAAGGTTTGACGAAGTTAAAACCGCATGGACAGAACTGCAAAATTCAAATGAACAAACACGCGCTACAAATGCTGCTAAATATGCGGCTGTTACAAAGCAACGTCAGATCGAAGCTGGCGTATTGCCCGGCGATGTGAAGTATCTTCCTAAAGATTTAGTTGAGGCATACAAGGACTCGTTTGATCAGCAATTAAAAAACGGAGTTAATTGGGCTCAAATCTTTATTGGTGAATCAGAGAAGTGGGGTTCGTTGTGGCCGGATGTGGTCAAAGAAATGAAATTTGGGCCAGAAGTTCTTGTTATTTCTAATATGGCATCTAACCTAGAAACAATTAGAGCGGCAGAGGCATTAGCCATTGCATTGCAACCTGAAAATAAAAAAGCATTAGAAGACATTCATTCGAAAGAAAAAGGGAAAATTGAAGAAGCCGTCAATACACACATGACAGACTTCAATCGTTCTTTAAACTCTCCAGCTATTAAAGACGCAGACACAATCAGGCAGTCGGTTCAAAAAGCAACGTCATTGCTGACAATGGTTTACATGAGCCGTGGCCAAGACATAAATACTGCCGCATCTAATGCGTATAATCATGTAATTGGCAGCGCATACGAATTTGGCGAGGGATTTAGAATACCTAAAAATGCCAATGTCGATGCTGGCGCTGTTCGTGCTAATGCTGCAATGGTTATAAATAACTTTAATGTATTCAAATCATCTATCCAGCCGCCAGTATCTCTTGGCAATAAAAGCAGCAATATTACTGAAGATGAAATTTTGAATCAGTATATTAGTAATATTAAAACATACGGGACTTGGATTAACACTCAAGATGATCGCAATGGCCTTCGTCTTGTTGATTCAAACGGGAAGCCAGTAAGATTAAAGAATGGCCAGCCAATCGAATTGTCTTGGGATAGGCTAAACCAACCATTGCCAAAGGCCCAACCCGTGACAAAGGGTGGTCGTGCTGGAACGCCTAAAAAAACGCTTCCATCAATTCTCGAACTTGGGATTGAATAATGCCGTTTTACACTACCTTAGATGATGGCAAATCATTTCTTGAAGAATTGCCAGTATCATTGGGAACTGCTATCGAGGCGCAGGCAGAAAAGATTTTTATTGAAACCCCTGCTACTGCACTTACCAGAACAATCGGACAGGCTGGTGAAGAATATGGCGATCTGCATAGGCAATTATTTTTGCCCGGTGGAACTGGTGAACCATATAAGGAAAAGCCGTTACTTCCGGCTAATGAAGCTCGTCAAAAGGTTAAAGAATTAGAACTTAATCTTGAGATACCAGATCAAGGTATTACTCAAGGCCAACTTGATTATCTTATTGATATTCAAAAGAACGAGAATAGACTAAATTCAATCTTGTCTAGAGCGCCTAATGATCTGACATCTCAAGCGGCATTGGTTGGAACTGGATTTGCCGTCTCCGCACTTGATCCATTGAATATCGCTAGTGCTTTTATCCCGATTGCTGGCGAAGCAAAATATACTGCTATGCTTGCAAACGCGGTTAAACCAGTATCACGCGCTGCACTTAGAGTAGGTTTTGGTCTCAAGGAAGGTGCTATCGGCGCTGTAGCATTGGAGCCTCTTAATTACGGGTTGGCTCAATATGAACAACGCGATTACACATTAACCAATTCTCTAGAAAACATTATATTTGGTAGCGTTCTCGGCGCAGGATTACACGCTGGTGTAGGCGCTCTTGGCGACTCTTTTCGGATTCATAACACAACTGAATTAGCTCAACCGATTCCGGGTAATGGTGAGATACTTGCTCGGATAGATCGCAATATTCGCGACTCAGCATCTAGGGTTGCTATCGGTCAAGTTATGAATGGCTATCTTCCTAATGTGGAAGCCATCTTAGACCTTGATCCAAATTATCAAAGATTAAAAACTGTTTTACACGCAAACAACTCGCGGCTTGATCCGTCGCAAACAATACAGGTTACTGGTCGGGAAGTCATTCCTCATGACCCTATGGCTCCAAAAGTTTTAACTGTTCGCTCTGCCGAGCAGTTTCCGGCTACCGTTACTATTGAAAACCTTAAAACTCAAAATGCACAGACATTCGCACCAAGCCTTACCGGAACTGGCGAGTTTCGTGTATTTGATACGATGAAGGAAGCAACCGATATTCAATCAAAGGTATATCGGCGCACTGGAGAAGTTCTGGCAATAAAGCAGAATGATACTGGACAGTTCGTATTGTTGCGTGAGTTTGCAGACAAGCCGTTCAGGGATGACAACGGAAGTATCCTTGCATTTGCGTCAGAACGCCAAGCGATCAAGGCCACCCAAAGCGTTTCTATTCTGAAAGGCAAAAACCTTACTCCGGTTCCATTTGTCGATAATGGTAAGATTAAATACGCATTGTTTGAAAATGCTGATGCAGGATTTGTGTCTGCCGCAAAAGCAAATCCAGACTTTGTTGAATTTGAGCTTAATAAGCAGAATACAAAGCAAACTCTTCCTGTCCTTGAGCCGACACAAGAGCAGCTTGCTATGATCCAGAAGGCTGCTCAGGATCAGGTGCAAATCAGCCAGATGCGTCTTGCCGATGTAGAGACGGTAGCCCGTGCTGATGAAGTCTATAGAACTATGCAGGCAATGGAATCTCGTCCGATTGACATTGCTACGGCGCAAAAAGAAGCGACCGATTACGAGCAGATGATCAGGGCAGATTTTGCGGCGCGTGGCATCGAGAGCGAACTTGATGAATTAAAGCAGTATGATGATTTGATTAAAGATACGGATAACTATGCAAAGGCTATCGAATCTGCCTTTAACTGCTCGGTAAGGAAGGGACTATAATGGCTAAAAATCCTTGCATTGCAGAGGCATCGCAGGCTCTCGGTCGTGAGCTTACTGACGACGAAGCAATCTCGTTATTCGAAGAGGTTCAGGATCGCGTAAAGCAGGCGGCAAATGAAGCTGGCCCGTATGATGAGGCTATTCGGCGTTCAAAAGAACGCATGATTGCAGAGAAGAAAACGGCTGCGTTTATTGAAAAACGTAATGCCTACTTGCAATTTAAACTACGCAATGAGGCTTTAGATTTTGTAAGGACGCAGTTCCCGAATGATCCGGCTCTTGGTATCGAGGCTCTGCTTGTTGGTGTAAACCGTGCAAAGATGGGTTCTCGTTTCAGCGCGGCAGCAATTTCTAAGACATTATTTAACAAATATGCGTCAGGTCTTATGACCGAATTGCAACAAAATAATCTGCAATCAATTCTCAGCAGCGGCGAGTTTGATCGTGAACTGACACGCGCTCTTTATGCCGTAAATCGCAAACAAGAATTGCCGTATAATGGTCCAAAGAAAGTTCTTGATGCTGCTCGGATTATTAAAAAGTATCAGGAATTGATGAGACACGACTATAACGTGTCAGGCGCGAATATAGACCAGTTGGAAGGCTATATCATTCGTCAGTCTCATGACTCTGCAAAGATGTTGAAAGCTGGGCAAGAAGCATGGATCGACGCAATCTTGCCAAAGTTGGATTTAGATCGCACATTTGAAGGTGCAAAACCGCGTGAAGTTCTTGCCAAGATTTACGACAATCTGATCAGCGGGAATCACCTCAAGACATCTGAGAATGTCACTGGCTTCAAAGGCGGGACTGCAAACCTTGGAAAGCGCGCAAGCCAAGACCGTGTTTTGCATTTCAAAGATGCTGATAGCTGGTTCGACTACAACTCACAATTTGGTATCGGGACAATATCAGAGGGCGTTTTGCGTCAGATGAACGTGACAGCCCAGAACGTCGGCTTAATGCGCGTCCTTGGCCCTAACCCAAAAGACAATTTCAATCGTCTTACTGGCATGGTGGCAAATACTCTTAAAGGCGAAGCTCGTCGTAAATTCGACAGCGATGTGCGTAGTTTTCTTTCGAACAGGCTAGCAGAGATTGATGGCACAACTCGTATGCCTGTCGATAATATGCTGGCTAATGTGTCATCTGGTGTTCGTGCTGCTCAGACAATGGCAGACCTTGGAGGTGCTGTTATTTCGTCTGTAACAGACTTGGCATCAGTCATGACCGAATTGCGCTATCAAGGTTTTGATATGTTTGATGGCGTGACCGAGTCTATTTCTGGTTTGGCTAAAGGGCGTAATGCCGAAGAGATGGTTGAAGTAGATGCGGCTCTTGGAGTTGTATTTCCATCTCAAATTGGCGAGATGCACGGTCGTTTCATGGCCCAAGACTCGACACCGGGAATGATGTCAAAGGGGATGCAGTTATTCTTTAAGTATAACGGTATGTCTTGGTGGACAGAAACACTGAAAGCGACGTTCTCGCGCATGACATCGCATCTTGCCGCGCTCAATAAAAACAAGTCATTCGCTGAACTGCATCCAGACACACAGCGTGTCTATGGGCTTTACGGCATTGATTCCGAGAAGTGGGATATGTTTCGCCAGACAGCGGCTAAAGGCGCTGACGGTAGAGAGTATCTTTTGCCCAACAAGATTGCCGATCTTCCAGATCAAATCTTTGTAGACTATCTGACAAAGCGAAAGATCAATCCAAGCGATACGGCTATCGCAGAATTGAAGCGCGAAGTCGAAACACAGTGGCGCACATATTTTACCGACCGCGCCGACTATGCTGTCCTTGAGCCGGATGCAAGAACAAACTCGATCATGAACCAAGGCCACAAGCCGGGAACTGTCATGGGCGAATTGTCCAAGTTCTTCTGGCAATACAAGTCGTTTGGCGTGGCCTACGTTCAGAAGGTCATGGGCCGTGAAATCTATGGTCGCGGAGCTGATTCATTCAAAGAAGCGTTGAAGAATGGCAATGGCGAAATGACCGGATTGATGCAGACGATCATCTGGTCAACCATTCTCGGTTACGGAGCTATGAACGCAAAGGCTATCTTGGCTGGCAAGGAACCCCGCAAGCCGGAAGATGCCGCTGGATACTTAAAGCTCGTCAGGGCGGCGATGCTTCAGGGCGGTGGCGCTGGCATCTATGGCGACTTCCTGTTTGGTGAGATGAAGTCGCGCTACGGCGCTGGCCCATTGGAAACATTCCTAGGCCCGACATTCTCGAACCTGTCATCTTTGACTGACATCTACAGTCGCGCTCTGAATGGCGACGATGTTGCTGGCTCAACATTAAAATTTGTCATCAATAACATACCGGGCAACAACATCTGGTGGGCCAAGACAGCCTTGGATTATGGTGTGACTTATCGGTTGCAGGAAGCCATGAACCCCGGCTATCTGAAGCGCATGGAGACACGGGTTAAGAAAGAGCAAGATCAATCCTTTATTTTCCCGCCATCTCAGGTTGTTAGGTAAGATTGAGGATTTTTAGAGCGTGTTGTATAAGGGTCTAAATCAGAGGGTTTGCTATGGCTGACTATTCAATTACCGCAGTAACTAGGCGTGTAGTCTATACCGGGTCGGCTGGCACTGGCCCATATACGTTCAGTTTTCCAGTTCTGGCGGCAAGCGATCTGGCCGTCTATAAGAACGCTGCCAAGCTGACGCTGACGACCGATTACACGGTTACAATCAGTTCGGTGAACGGCACTGGATCAATTACCCTTGTAAGTGCTGCCACTAGCTCAGACCGCATTACGATCATCGGGGCTCGGGCCATTGAGCGCACAACCGACTTCGTGACCGCTGGCGACTTCAAGGCATCGTCCGTCAACGAACAGCTTGATAGCCAGATCATCATGATCCAGCAGCTTGCTGAAGAAAACAAGCGCACCCTCAAGGCTCCGCAATATGATCCTGCGGCTGTCGAGGATGGTGGATCGGTCAACATGGTTCTTCCGGTGGCGGCCTCTCGCGCTGGCAAGACGCTGGCTTTCGACGCATCCGGTAACCCTGTCGTCGGTGAGGACATCGGCAACTGGCGCGGCAACTGGGCGGCTGGAACTGCCTATACAGTCCGTGACTTGGTTAAGGACGGCTCAAACGCGAACGTCTATCGTTGTAATACTGCCCATACCTCAACTGGCACGACACCGATCTCAAGCAACGCTGATTCAGCCAAGTGGGATTTGGTGGTTGATGCGGCTTCAGCGGCGGCTTCGGCGGCTGCGGCTGCTGCCAGTGCCACATCCTCTGCTGCCTCGGCAGCCCTCGCTAATGATTGGGCAACCAAGACTTCTGGCCCGGTAGCAGGCGGTGAATACTCTGCCAAGTATCATGCAACGGCTGCGGCTACATCTGCGTCAAACGCCTCTACAAGCGCTTCTAATGCGGCTACATCGGCCTCCAATGCGGCGACTGCCCAGACTGCGGCAGAGGCGGCGAGAGACGCTACGCTGGCTGCCTATGACAGCTTTGATGACCGTTACCTTGGCTCGAAAGCATCGAACCCGACAGTCGATAATGACGGCAATCCTCTGGTTGCTGGTGCGCTCTATTTCAACACGACTGTTCCAGAAATGCGGCTCTACACTGGCTCGGCTTGGGTAGCGGCATACGTCAGTGGCGCATCGTATCTCCTGACGTCGAACAACCTCAGTGAGTTGACGGCTACGGCTGCAACGGCTCGGACCAACCTTGGCCTTGGTTCTATTGCTACTCAGGCGGCAAGCAACGTCGCAATCACTGGTGGTGCGGTCAACGGCACAACTGTCGGTGCATCTACCCCGTCCACTGGTGCGTTTACGACACTGTCGGCTACAGGCACAGCAACCTTCTCAGGCGCTATGTCAGCTACGGCTAATGCCTATATGCAGATTGACGCACTGACAGATGCGGCAACAATCGCGGTTGATATGTCAGTCGGCAACAACTTCTCGGTTACACTTGGTGGCAACCGGACGCTCGGCAACCCGACGAACCTTACGGCGGGTCAGTCTGGTGTGATCTTCATCACGCAAGATGGAACAGGATCGCGCACATTGGCCTACTCGTCCTATTGGGACTTCCCGAATGGCACGGCTCCGACACTGACCACGACAGCCAGTGCAGTTGATGTTCTGGTTTATACGGTTCGTTCTTCTACAAGCATTGCGGCACAACTCCTTACCAATATTGGATGAGATATGGGACTTCCTGTCGAAGTAAATAATTTAATGATGGGTGCAGTAGGCGGCTATCAAGTCAGCCGCTCCTTGCGTTTCCGGTCAAGCGCATCCGCCCATTTGAGCAGGACGGCCAGCACTACAAATCAAAAGACATTCACATGGTCAGGCTGGGTAAAAATTGGGATACTCTCTCAAACCAGTCCTCTAATGCTCGGCATTAATGGCACCACGAATGGAAGCCAGAGAACTGCACTTTACTTTGATAGTAATGCAAATTTAAGAGTCGTCGATTCCGCAATGCAAGTTGGCACTAATTTTGATGTGACAACAACGCAGGTATTTCGTGATCCTTCTGCTTGGTATCATATTGTTGTTGCTATCGACACAACCCAAGCAACTGCGTCTAATCGTGTAAAACTTTATGTAAATGGTGTTCAGATCACAGCATTTACGACAGCATCATATCCTAGCCTTAACTACAATACCGCGATCAATAACGGTAATACTCAATACATAAGTCGTTGGTTTGATTCAAGCGCAGGTAGCGCATATGCAGATTGGTATCTTGCCGAAGTAAACTTCATTGACGGTCAAGCACTAACACCATCATCCTTTGGTGAAACAGACTCTATCACTGGCGTATGGAATCCTAAGAAGTATAGTGGAACCTATGGCACTAATGGGTTCTATCTGAACTTCTCTGACAATAGTGGAGCTACAGCGACCACTATCGGTAAAGATTATTCAGGCAATGGTAATAACTGGACACCGAATAATATCAGTGTAACCGCAGGCACAACCTACGACAGCATGATTGATAGCCCGACACCGTATGCAGATGGCGGTAATGGTCGCGGGAATTATGCGGTGTTGAATCCATTGCCAAAAAATGGCGTACAAAACGGAACGTACACGACAGCAACTATTTCTAATGGGAACTTGCTTGCCACGGGCGGTGCTATCAATACTACTTGGACAGCTTGTAGTTCTATGGTTTTGCCAACTACAGGCAAATGGTATTTTGAAGTTACAATGTCAGCCACAGCGTATGGTAATGGCGCTGCTGGACTTTTTTCGTTGTCAAACAGTTCAGCTAATTGTTATGCGAGGCTTGCGGTTGGCGTTATTCTAAATGGGTCAACTTCTTACACATACACTGGGTATAATACAGGAAGCACCAATAGAATTGGCATAGCTTATGATGCTGACAACAATAAATATTGGCAAACTGATGTTAGCGGCACTTGGCTTAATAGTAAAACGCCGGGAGTTGATACAACGGGGCTTGTTAGCGGTCTGACCGCCGCTGGAGATTACGTTGTAGGTTGGTTTTACAACTCTGGGGGAGAATCAAATTTAACGGCTTCGGTTAATTTTGGTCAGCAACCGTTTTCATATACTCAGCCTACTGGCTTCAAGGCGCTGAATAGTTATAATCTACCTGCCGCGAGTATCTCTAATGGTGCAAAGCATTTTGCGGCATCGTTATGGACTGGTGACGCAACTACGCCAAAAGCGGTTGTATCCAATCTTTCATTTAGTCCTGACTTTGTTTGGATCAAAGATAGAAGCGTTGGGTATCAGCACTCATTGCAAGACACAG